CCATACTTCCTTGAAAGGAGATGAACCATCTGTAGTTGGTAGGATTCGGATTCTTCTTTGTCCTGAGTTTTCACCTTTAGGAAGAATAGCTGCGAAATAACGCTTCATTCTGTCTTCTTGTGACATCATTGGTTGGTCACCAAATGGTTTTGTGTTTTGTTCGTACTGCGCCAGAACGGCATCGAATGTTTTGTCTGTCATCATAATTGTATTTTTTATCTTTTAATGTAAGATAAATATAACACAATTTTTTCAGAAATCAAATTAGTTTTGTAAACCTTGGTCAAAAGATTTTCTTACACTCATCTTGTCGTAGTTTTCTACATCATCAGGTGTTAAAATATATTGCTCCTTACCTTGTTGTTTCATTTGTGGTTCTTTTTCAGTAAAGAAATCTGATAACTTTTGACTATAAGGACCAGAATCTAAAGACCTTAATTCCATTTTTTCTTCAGCACTTTTTGGTCTGTATTGTTCAACTTTGTCTTCAATTGAATTAATCTTTTCAAAGATTGAATCCATCTGAGCTAATTTACTTTCTAAATCATTTAATTTAGACATCATTGAATTCATGTATTCTTCCTGCTTTGACTGCATGTCTTTTTGTGAAGTAACTAATTCTGTGATATCCAACTCTTCGGTACCACTACTACTATCATTCTTACCTCCTTCAGAATCACCTGTTTCAATTTCTTCAACATCAGGGTCATTATTAATATCAATAGGTGCACCTGTTTCAGGAGCCGCTTCTCCTTCAGGTGGAGTCGCACCACCTAATGTAGTATCATCAGGTGCTGGTGGTGGGGGTTCTGCAGCAGTTGGGTCTTCATCTGCCGGCGGAGGTAACGCAGCGTCTTGCTCAACAATATAACTGTTGATTTGATTGTATCTATTTAATTCCTCTAATATTGTTTTTGAAACTTTGTTTTCCATGATTAACCGTTTAATAATGTTTTAACACCTTGTGGTGTTTCTACTCTTAATGTTTTATTTAATTTCATTGTGTTATCCACTCTTTCAATTAAACCGTCTTTTAATCTTACAGTATAACAGTCACCAGTTTGTAAGTCACAAACTTCTTTATATCCGTTACCCAAATCTTTTTCGGCGATTACAGTATCTTTCTGTAAGTAGTTGTCCAATAAATTTTTTAAATTGCTCATATTGTTTTTTCTTAATAAATATAACGATTATTTAATTTAGTACAAACCTAATGTTTTTGCTTGTTGATATGCCCATTTAACATTTCCCAACCAAGTTTTATAATTTGAATTATCAATGTATTTTTTTGTTGATGAACCTGAAGTATACCAAGTCATATAAAATAATTCAATAATTTTATTTATTGTTTCTTCTTTAGATAATCCAGCGGTAAAATATGTACTCATCTTTTCTGAGTAATAATCCTTAACAAAATTAATATTATCTTGGATGTTGTCAAATGTTGCAAATGGTCTTGTAAAATTCTCGCCAGTTTTTAAACATCTATACTTTGTTATTTTTGATTTTAAACCACCTGGAAATGCAACATCAACTATTACACCATATAAATTATTTTGTTTATATTGTAATCTGCTAGTTATTTCAGTTTTATTACCCATCATATATAACATACAGAACATATAGGTTCTTAGGTTTGTATCGGTAGTTGAACCACTAATTAATGTTGCAAGGTTATTAACGGTAATTGAACTTGTTATTAAATTAGTATTTTGAATTACCCCATAAATTGGATTAATTTTTTCGATACAATCTTGTGTTGATAAATCGGTAGTTTGAACAATAAACCCTTGATACGGTGTTTTTGCCGATAGGACATAATCTTTCGCTTGGTCACCAGTCAAATATTGTTTTGAATTACTATCAAATGGTACCAATGTATTATTACTAACAAACTGTTTTACTTTGTCTGATAATTTTTTAGAAAAATCTTCATTGACGCTAGCAAGGTCGTCAGATACTTTTGTATTAATATTTGCAGAAACTCTTTGTCCATTAAATTCAGTATTAAAACTACCTGAACTTATTGTGTGTTTAACATTTCTAATAATGTAAGTTCCGTTAAACATTGGCATGTGTCTTAAAACAAAATACATTGTTGGTTGAATCATCACATTACCTAATGTTTTAACAGTACTACTATAAGAACGGTTTTTGTAAAAATCATACAACGATGTTGTTTGTTGCATTGTTTTCTTTCCTGAGCCTTGGTTACCCATATCAATTGTTGTTTGGATTTGTTCTGAGGATGTCACACCTTGTTCTTGGTTGATGTCAACAGATTTAAATATACTTTGATTTATTGTACCAAAGTCAACAACAAAACCTACCGCTTTATTACTGTTATGTTGATTAACAGGACCTTTTTCAACTATAGGATTGTTTGTTGGATTACCTAAATCAAATGAGTCACTCTTAAATGGGTAGTTAGGGTCGTTATCTAATGATAGTGTTTGTGAAGGTCTATCAATGTATTGACATAGGAATTTTGGTGCGGAGTCAATACAATCAACATATGTAAATGTACTAAACACATCATTAGCGTTATTAAGTATTGACACATTTCTATCTGTTGTTCTTAACGATGATTTACCGTAAAAATTAATGTATGCTGGCATTACAAAAAAGTTCATTCGGTTGTCGGCAACAATTTGTCTTACTAACGACATTACTGAATTTGATGAGTTGTCCCAAGTACAAAATTTTCTAATTGTATCGGTGTTAATAATTAACTCGTCACCAATATCACGATTTGCTCTATCAAAAAATAAAAATTCATCAAATAAAAGTCGGCTTTTGGTATCTCTACCTGAAACCCATTTATCATTTACGGCTTTAAATAATTCCCATTGTTCAAGTTTTATAATATCACCATCTAATTTTGAATTTACATCTTGTGTTTGTTCTTGTTTTTGTCCTAACAATGCTGACGGTAACTTACCTCTAAACTGTTGTTCAATACTATTACGTTTGGTTTCCGCCTTATTTAAAATATTTGTGATATCAGTAGCAAACGTTGTAGGGTTATATGTAGAATTTAATTTCTTTTGGGTTGCATAAATTCTAATTAAAGGGTATAATAATTTTATATTATCACTTGTAAAAGGAATTTGATTATCCCTAAAAAAATCATAAACTGTTGATGTTTCTGTGTATCGTATATCTTCAATTGTTGAAAACCCAACATACTCTTGTAAAGTTTTCCAAACTTCGGGGTATGCCGCCTTTGATGTTGTTACTGTTTTTCCACCAACACTCGGTAATGGATTTGGGTCAGTAGGGTAGTAGGTCACATATTGTCCACCGTAATCAAAATTTTGTGCCGGTTTAAATTGCAGATTTTGTGAAAAATATCCAAATTGTTGTCTATCAAACTTTTTAGGATTACCGTTTTTAAAATAAACTTTAATATCAATAAATTTACTTAAAACATCATTAATGTTTGCTGCTTGTAAATTACCTAAAGAAGTATTGTTAACTGTTGTTTCATCTTTAACCAAAAACATTTTTTTGAATACATTTATAATATTTGCATATGTGGTATCATCGCCTTCGGGTGAAAATATTTTTGATTCACCATCTGTTTTACAGAACTCTTTAAACTCAGTTTCAAAAGAATCTAATTGGTCTTTTGTGAACACACCAAATAAATCTTCAATTGAACTGTATGTTGATGTAATATCAAAATCAGGTTGGTTTTCAGTAGTGCCGGTTCTAACGTATTTTAAATACTCAAATGGTGTTGGCATTTGAACTTTTGTGTTGTCAAACCAACCATAATTTGGTGCGTTCCAAAAAGTTTTCACACTACCATTATACATTGGGATTGATGTTCCAATTTCAGATACGGTAATATCATTTGTGTTTCCGTCACCTCTTAATTCATTGTAAGATTGTTGGAACGGTTGTACACCCGCAGACGGAAATAAACATTTATATCCTTGATATTGTGGTCCAAAATACGATGAATAATCAGGAGTTATATTTAGATACGAGTACCAACTATTAATGGGTCCTTTTATTTTATTAACATTTTCGTTATTTGATTGTAAAACTAATTCATTACCAAATAAAACGGTTGTGTCATTTAAGTTGTATGTTAAAGAACCATTACTGTCAACAAACAAATTATTGTTTGTTAAAATTTTATAAAAATTATTAATAACTTGTGGGTAAAATCCTGTTTGGATATTATTAGAACCTAATAATGTGTAAGGTCTTTTTCCTGAATTTGCCGAACCGTAAACAATATCATATGTTTTTGTTGCCGCTGATGTAATTGGGTCGTAATTTGTTTTGTAGTCAAAATCTTTCCAAATGGAAGTTAGTATGTCCGTTGTACCCGAAGTTTCAACATAGGTTTTATAACGATACCATATTGAACCCATTTTTAAAATCCAAGCATATGGTAATTCATGTATTGCTGAAAACTTATTTAAGTTGGCAAAAATATACTCGGTTGATACTCCGTTACTGGTATCAATGTATTTTTCGTGTAACGTTGCAAGTGGTAATGAATTTAACAACAAATAACCTAACTTAGTGTATTTGTCATTACCTGTGGAGCCTGTACTTCCCGCCTCAACAATTGCGTTTATAAAATATGGTGTATTTAATAAACTTGTTGTTTGTGTAATTGTTAAATTACTGTCAGTGGTATATGTTAAATTACCTTCAGTATAGAACTTTTTTAATTTATTTCCGTATCTATCTTCATAAAAATTAATAATAAGTTGATTAGTTGTTTGAGTATCTAAATAACCAGAATTACTTGTTGTACTTCTAGTTAACGGACTAATATTTGGTCCTGAAAAATTATCAATTACTAATTTCTTATCATTAAACCCATAACTATTAATTGTAGTATATCTATTATCCTTATTTGGCGTGTCTTGCATTTTTTGAGCAAAACTATCAATAATAAACGGATATGTATCAAAAAGTGTTGTTGCATTTGTTTGATTCGCAATTAAAACACTTTTAATGTTATCTAAACTTTTAAGTTTTTCTGGATTTGTTGATGTTGCGTCAAAATCCTTTGAACTTAATAGTTGGCTACTATTTTTAACTTGGTCATTGATGTATGGCGTAACAAAGTTTTGTGAAATAAAAGTTTGCCATAATGGACCTTCTTGGTTTTCACCTGCAGTAGTTTTTAAATAATTGTATAAGGTTGTTGTTGGTAATGTATTTGTAATATCATTTTTTAACGCACCAGCAGGTAGTGATTGGACAACGTTATTTGTTTCAACATCTGAAGCGGTAAAAACAATATCTTCGTTAACATCAATGTAGAACAAACCCGAATAAAACGCATTTAAATATAATCTTTCATACATTTCATAAACATAATTTACAGGTGAATTGTTTTGTTGATTATATACGTCAGTTCTAAAAGGTATTTCAATAGCGTGTTCGGGTGTGTATTTTACAATTAAACTATTGTTTGGTTTAATGTCTGTTATAAAATTTCGGTCTTTTTCCAATACTCCTTTAAGGTATTCTTCAACAAATTCTACTTCAGGCCAAATAACAGGGTTATAGGATTGTGTTGATTCACTTGTTGCTTTTGAGCCTGGATATGTTACTTCATATTCTACTTTACCTGATGTTTCTTTTTTCTGAACAAATTGTGGCCATGGGTAAACAAAATAATTTGGATTTTTAGTTGTTGTGGTTTGTATAACATTTTTACCTTCCTGTGAAGGATTGGTTGTTATTATTGATTTTAATCTTGCCGTGTTTTCTCTTTGATTCCATGCGTTGGTGTGGACATCGTCCATTAACTGATAAAAAGCGTCAACAGATGCCATTATTGTACCAACAACATTTCTAACCGTAGGTCTAAATTGTAAATCTTGAACATTTCCATTTGTTCTTACTTTATCTTTTAATACTTGGTTAAGTCTTTCAGATTCTTCTTTATATTTTTGAACAATTTGTCCGTTAATATTTTTAATCGTTTCAATTTCTTTGTCTAAAGTATAATAATATAAATTTCCAGTTGTAACTGAAACAGCACTTGTTGGTTCAACTTTTAATAATGTACCATTATTTCTTAGTTCGTTAATTAAATTGTTTTTAAATTTATTATATTCAACATCGGTATTTGGGTTAGTAATTTGTCTACCTCTTTGTTTAAAATATGTGTCCTCAAAATTAATGTCATCAACACTAAATTTTTCTTTAAAGAAATCAACTTTAAACGCTTTTTGGTCTAAAGTAATACTTTTACAAATATCAGTAGGAACTGAGTTAAATTCTTTTATATTATTTTCAAGTATTGCGGTTAATTCTTTTTCAACAATTAATGATGATTCAATATTACTTTTAATTTCAATACCATCAGGACTATTTGTAAGTTGTTTTAACTGATATAGTTTGATATTTTTAAATGAATTATTTAAAACTAAAACTTTATTTGAATCTAAATATGTTTGACCCCATTGGACCACTTTATTACTAAAATTATTTAAAGATTCTTTATACCTCTCAAGAGCAACAATACTTGTAAAATCTAATTTATCAAATTCTTTATTTAAAAATTCAGTATACTTCGTTAATCTAATTTGCATTTCATTAAGAGTTATTACTGGTACATTTTGGTCAATTAATCCTCTTTTCTTATACTCCTCAAAAACTTGTTTTATTTTTGAATAACCTTTAGATGTTGATTCTACAGTTAACTCAGTAGTAACACCAGTCCCATCTTGTTGTACGGAAGCAGTTGCTGAATTACTTGTATTAATCGTTGGTGTGTTTGAAATATTATATTGACCATACATATGTGGTAACGCAAACAAATATCCTAAACGAATATCATCTAACATCGCACTTGTACGTGCAATAAATTTTAAATTTACAATATAATTTCCTGTTGATGCTTCAAAACTTGCTTGGAAGTTTAATAACATTAATTCGTATTTAATCGCCTTACCATAAAAACCTTTTAAGGTTAATTCAAATAACGGATATGGATAATATAAAAATACAGAATATGGTGAATTACCTCCGGTTTGAAATAAACTTTTACCTTGTACATCAACTAATGTCATGGTTACTGTTGGCACTCCATTGAATTTAATATCAACATTAATGTCTCTTATACCTAATATTTGGGTATCAACATAATTATTTAATTGCGGGTTTTGACCATTATTAAATTTAATTTGATTTATACCTTGTCCTTGTGCACTACCGGCACCTGTGGTTTCATCAGTATAACTTGTATCAAAAGTGTTTTTATCATTTGGTTTTAAAAAATTAATTGCGGCAACTGTTGTATTATTAACACTTGATTCAACATCTTGTCCAACCGCAAGTTTTGTTCTTGGAACCGCTTTGGCTTCCAAGTTAGCATACATTATTAAATTCTCTTGTTTGATTACACGGTCTTTTTTAACACCTCTTGAGTCTCTTACTGAGTTTGGGTCAATTAAAACAATGTTAGAATTGTCTTCATAATATATATTTTCACTACCACCAAAATTATCTGCCATAGTAATAGAATCTTGTTTGTACAGCATTATTATAGTCCTGAAGTGAACTAACTAAAGGGTATGGTATTACTATAATTGAGTTGTCAGGAATGTTCCATTCCAATCCACCGTATTCTTCATTTGCTTGTAATATCAACCAACCAAAAAATGGTGTGCCATAATACTCTTGGCTTATCTTATCTAATCTACTAATACCGGCTCTAAAGACATATTTAATGTCAGTATTTTTTCTTGGTAATGTTAAGCCAGGAACAACGGTTTGTTCACCGTTTAATAAAAATTGACCATATCTATTGTAGTAGTCCATTAGAATATTACTTTACCATTAAATGTATTTTTATCAGTGTTACTGTTTTGTCCTAAATAAAGATTTTTTAATCTTGTTTTGTCATTGTCAGTTGCCGATGTTTTAATTGTTAAACTTGTTTGTCTCTTATTTTTAATAAGTGTTGTTACATCGCCAGGAACATAAACTTTATTGGTTGATTTTTTATAATCAGAAAATATTTTACCAATTTCTTTTTTCTCATTATCCGCAGGTACTTTGTAATTTTTAGTTAAACTTTCACTAATAAATTTTGTCCAATCTTTAGATGTGAATGAACCTGTAACTTGTGTTTCAAACGCTTTGTAATTATTCGCCAATTGCCATCCAAATACTAAAAAGAATCGTTTATCTGCCGTGTTTGTTGCAAAACTACCGCCGGGTAAAGTGTAACTTTGATTATCATCATACGTTGATGTGATTATTTTTTTAGTTTCTAAATTAAATTCCAATAAATTAATTAAAGGCGAATAAATGTTCATAACTATACCAATTTCATTTACAGTTGTTGCACTGTCAATCGTATAAATTTGTGGAATACCTTTAGTATCAATATAACCATCTAATCCTTGAACTACATAGTTTAACTTATCAATGTTTCTTATCATAGATAATTGTACTTTTGATAATTCATTACTTGTTGTAACTAATTTGTCTGTAAATTTAACCTTATAATCATTAACCAATTTTTTTAATTGGTTGTTAAAATTTGTTTGGTCAACTGATTTAAAGTTTTGTTTTAACATTTCTTGTTGAATTGTTAATGAATTACTATTAATATCTGTTAACAACTGACTAAACAGTGTGTTTATTTTGGGTTCAAATGTTGATTTACCAAAGATTGTAAGATTTGTCTGTGTTGCTGAAGGACTACCAAACTCATTCATTTTACCTGATTTATAATCTCGGTCTTTAGTATACAACATTAATATACCGCTATTATATTGTTCGCTTACTTGTTTTAATTTGTCATATTCGTCGTTTGTAAAATTGTTAAAACTTTCAATAAAATTATTTACAATAGTTTTATAAACGATATTAACACTTGTTCCACTATTTTCAAATTTACCTTCAACAGAACCAATAGTTGTTCCACCTTCATTTTGAAGTGTTGAGTTTGTGTTCTTGGGTGTGTCACCAGTTGGTTCAGTCTTTTCAATAAATTCTTTATTGTAGGCTGATACCGTTAATGAATCCGTTGCTCTTTCATCATACATTTCAGTATTACCAAAGAAGTTAAATGATAATGCGTTTTGTAATTCATCAATAGGTCCTTTCAACCCTTGACCACCAATAAATTTGAATCCCATAGTTACACTCACAATCATAGGTTGTACCCCAATACCTTCAGGATTTAAATCAAATTTACCATCTTCATATGTAAAATTACAACTATCAATTACAACTTTTGAGTGGTAAAAATCCCCCACCCTTAAAATACAAATTGGTGGTGCTCCAAACGCAGTATTTCTTGCATCAGTATCAACTAAATTACCACCAGGTTGTTTAGTTGGAATTGTGTCACCAGGTCTTGTACATTGTAATAAGAAAGTCAATCTTTCGTTCAATCCTTCAGGTGTCATTGAGTGAAACGCTGGATGAAAATATTTTAATTTTTCTTTTAATGAATCGTAAACAAAAGGATTACTTTCTTTCATAAATTTAAAGTAATCGGCTTCACTTAATAGTTTTCTAATAACTTGTTTGCTAATTGACTCTTGTGTTGGTGCACTTGAGTTGTTACTACTGTTTCCGTTTTGTTTTTGTGTTTCAGACAATAGTTTATCTACGGCTGTGATAGCTCCTGTTGCGACACCCCCATTTGGATTATTTAGGTTTGGTAATGGTATTTCAATAATATCCTCAATAATAACTCTTCTACATCCAACGGGACCCGCAGCGTAATATTGTGTTGTGGCACTATTACAAGTATAGTTCTGTGGTTGGATTGTTTCATTATCCGCTCCATTAGACTTTGCAATCTTAACTCTTTTATCATTATTAAGTAATGTCTTTAATGTATCTTCAATACAAGTATTTCTTTCAGATTTAACATTAGTACCTTCGTTTGAGCAACTTGTTGAACGTAATCTAATTTCAATTGTTACATTGGCATTTGATGATAACAATGTTTTAATACTTTCAACAAAAGTGGTAATCGCATTTTTTGAAGATGAAATTAATGTTTGTTGTACAGGATTAATTTGACTAAAGTTTGTACTTCCTGTATAAAGAATAATATCATTTAAGTAGTTTGTTCCACCGCCATTATTATAATCAAAGTAAAACTGTGTTGACTTATATGAGTTTAACTGTGGTGTATACACTTGTTGTCCAACATTTGAATTTGAACTTAGTGAACCACCCGCAGCATCCCCACCAATATTTAAAGATTGATTAACAACATCCTTAATTTTTTCAGGGTTACTTGAACCATTAATTATTTTTTGAATTTGTGTTAATTCTGTGGTTGAGAAATTGTTATATCTTTTTGATAATTCATAGATATCAAATTTTGTAAGTCCAGCAAAGAATGAATCAATTACTTGGTCGGCGATTTGACTTGACGCTGTGTTAGTTAAAACTCTGTTTACCAATAAATTCATAACTGAAGGGTGGTCAACAATAACTTTAAATGATAAGGAACCACTTCTTTCTGAATTCTGATAAGTGTATATTTTTTCAGGTCTACCTAAAAAAGAATTTCCTTCCCATGAAACTGAGTTGTTTTCAGAAAATGATAAATCATATGGTGGGAACCACATAACTCTACCGCCGTTTGGTCCTTTTTCAGATTCAGGTAAATCGGTGTATCTATAACCAGGTCTTCTTGATGTTCTCCATGCAAGATTCTCTAATGATAACATATACTTCTTAACTTGTCCCCCTTGCAAATTAGTTGATTCGGGACCTGATGTTGGGTATATATTTAGGTTATATGTTGAATCTAAAATAGAATAAGGGTGTTTTCTAATGTTACCATCACTTTTAACCAATTTTTTATTGTCATAATATGGAATATCTTTGGCGAATACTCTACCGTATTCCTCACCTTTAAAGATACCGTTTGTGTCCGTGTATCGGATTACCCTTGAACCTTTGGTTATCTCCTTATATCCATCGTTAAACACCTTAGACACTTGGTCAATGGCGTTACCAACGTGTTGTAATCTTTTACCACCTGCTGGTTGTGAATTAATTAATCTTTGTGTGTCATCTAAAATACCACCTTGTTTAAGTGGATATTCCGTTGATTCACTTCTTGTATAGTTTGCAGCGATTGGTTGGTACTCAGGGTCTTGTCCTTTAAGTGCTCCACCAACACCTACTTTCTGACCGGCATTTCCTTTGTACTTTGGTGATACCCATGTGAATCCACCTTGTACACCACCTCCTTCTATGGTAGGGGTTTGGTTTAATCCAAATTTGAAATCAACATTGTTTTCATATAACTTACCTAAGTTACTTGGCCCATAAACATTTGTTTCAACCTCAATACCAAATTGATTAACAGGGATTTGCCCTGAGGGTGATAAAATGTCTAATGGTTCTGATGTTCTACTACCAATATAGTAGTTACCACTAGGTGCTGTTAAATTTAAATTACTTAAGAAATTGGCTTTGTAGTCGGGTGTGTAATAGTTTAACGATAAATTATTAAATAATACTTTTCTTGAACCACCACTTGTGTACGCTAAGAATACATCTGAAGAACTTTTCTTACTTGGTAATACAGCGGGAAATCCAAAAACTTGACTAACTTTATTAATAGCTTGATTTAAAATACTTTTCTTACCTACGTTGTTAAAATAATCACCAGGAATATATGAATATGGTGAATAAACACCTGTAACTCTTGATATAAAATCTAATCCTTTTCCAATAATACTATCGGGTACTGTTATATGCCAATCAGGTTCAATTAATGGTTGTCTACCTGTTATTAGGTTTAATATTCTATATGGGTCACTTCCTGTTTGAAGAACGTTGGCTCTACCTATTGTTTGTTGATATGTTTCTAAGGCAATTGAGTCTTCAAAAGATTTTCTTAATCTTGTTGCTCCTATTTGTGCAAGTGCGGAATCTTGTGAAAGTGTTCCAAGTGTACCTGTTGGGTCCTTACTTAATAAAATATTAATTGGGGAATAACTTGAAGCTTTGAATGTGTAATACTCAGCTCTTGTTGTTAATTGTCTAATAATTAAATTTAACTCTGATGATGCATCACCCCACCCATCTTGTGGTCCAAATAAGTTTTTAGTGATTAGATTTTTTTGTGAAAACTTAGCTTCGTCAAACTTTTTAGTTTGTGGACTTGAGTAGTTGAATTCACCTTCATTAGCATCATTAACAATCAAATCAACGTTTGCACTTGTTTTATATCCACCATCGGGACCATATTGATTGACGGTATATAATCTTTTCTTTTCAGGAATTGACGTATCAATCATGTCAGGTTGATTAACTAATGGTACATCAATCCATGTTGTCTCTTTAGTATATGCTTGGTTTTTTGGCACAACCCTTGTTCCAGCGCCCTTAACAAAATAAGGTTCTAAATTAGACGCAATTAATTTTTTTCTAAATTGGTCTGAAGCTGAAAATGATAATAAGTTGTCTGTCATCTTATACTGTTTTTTATAAATAGATGAAAACAGGATTTTTTATTTATATTTTTAATCACCAACACTGTATCCACTCTTATCTGATACTGTAGTTTTAACCGATTTTGCAATTTCATTTGCAATATGTGTTTTAATAACGTCAGACAATCCAACATCTAATCCTGTGACTCTAACATCAATAACAGGATTACCTTCCACTTTAATAAATTTATCTTTTGATACCGCTTGAGTATATTCATTTATTCTGTCCAAAAAAGTTTCTGTTCCACTGGCGGAGAAAGAACTTTTTAAGTCTCCAAGTATTTTACCACCACCTTCAATTGATTTATCTAAAATAATTTTTACTTGTTCTTGTGCTTTTACGACAACGCCGGTGTAACCTTCTAATGAAGTTGAAAAATTACCCGCTTTTAGTGTTGCCATTGAAAATGCGTTGGTTAATTGGTTATTAGCTAAAATAACAGATTCGGTTGCTGATAAATTTCGTTGTATACTATCAATATTAGCATCGGTGTTATTTTTTAATTCGCTACCTGAACCTTGTATGTTGGATAAAATTTCCCTTACTTTATCAGGACTTAATCCACCAATATCTTGACCTTCAATTGTTACAACACCACCCTTTTGTAATTGAGCATATCCCGCAAGTGTTTCTTGTTCTTCTTTAGATAATTTTTCAAATTGTGGTTTAAATTGGAATTGACTTATAATTTGTTCTTGTTTGGCTAATTTTAATGCAGTTTCTTCAATTTTATCAGCTTCAATTCCAAGATTTTTTAATCCTTTTAATCTTAATCTTTCATTTGCACTTATTTCAAACTGACCTGTTTCTTTATTAAAAGTTGCAATACCTCTTGTGGCGTTAATCAATTGGTCATTTAAACCTTTTAAGTCATTTTGAGCCATGTACAATAATTGTGCACCATCACCCAATTGAGAAAATGAACCACCTAATGTTTGAAGTTGTGCAGCATATTCATAAGCCTTTTCAGGGCTGTCCATGATTTGGTCCGCAAAACTTTGTGCAACACTTAATGTGTCTCCTAAGAGTTGTGATTTTGCAACCATTGACGCCAAATCAGATACTCCTTTTGGGAAACCATATTTGTTAACAATGTCTAATTTACCAGCAACTGAACCAAGAAATTGTCCAACATTTAATCCATAAGCTTTAGCAGTATTAACTAATTGAATTTGTTTTTCGGTAGCGGCATCCATACCACCACCAACTTTGTCAAAAAACTTAACAAATGATGAAATTGTTTCTCCTTTAACACCATGTTTTTCTATTGCCTCAACGTTCTCATAAAATTGTTGGGACAAGTATGTTGTTCTACCTATAGCGGTGTTAATTTCAGTAAACGTTTTAATAACGTCTTCCAAAGACCCACCCATTTTAACAACATTAACCGCAGCTCTTCCTAATTCGTTTTCAACACTTTTTGCATAAGCGGCGCTTTGTCCTAAATTTCTAGCGTTAGAAATTAACTTAGTATCAAAATTTGATACCGTGTTAAGAGTTTCTTTAAAATTACCTTTTAATCTATCAGATATTTTACCAACTTTTTCAAGTTCGGCAGCAAGTCCTGTTACTTGTGTGGTTGTTGATTTAATTTCATCAGCTGATTGCATAATAATAAATATTATTTATTTGATTTTTCACGAGCATCCATAATCATATCGTGTTCTTGAAGAACCTTACCAATAAAATATTTTCTTTCATATGTTGGCATATTCATAATATCAACATAAGAAAAGTTAGCGTTTTTAACTAAAAAAAATGTTTCGTCTAATAGTATTTTTTTATACTCCGAAGAAAGGGCGAAAAAAGTCTACCCCAAAATTGACAGTGATGTCAATTATTTCTCCTGACGGGGTTCTGACTTGTTTGGTTAAATCTAATCTTGGCTCAACCTCTTTTAAAAATTTTCTAATAAATTTAGAATCGGCAATTGGCATTTGTTGAACATACTTTACAATTGATTCTCTATCCGAACTACCATTTATTGAAATAATCTGAGCTTCCAATTTTCTTGTAATAATTGGTGCTATCATACTTTTTGGATAGATTTCCATTTCCTTGTCAATCATGTTCTCCTCACCATATGTTAAAAGTTTTAATTTAACAATGTCTTTTGAAGTCGGTAAAGTTGTTTCAAACAGACCTTCTTGGTCAGGTGTTAGGTCAACTCTTTTAATATTTAATTCTCTCAAATCTACTTCAGCATCAAATCTTTGATTTGTTTTTGGGTCATATGATGACAATATATATTTTGTTCCAAATGCTGTATTTCTTAAAAAAAGTAAAATTGCCTCAATATCACCACCTAACATTTCATCAATCCTAAAATCAGGTTCGTAAATTTTTGATTTCAATAATTGATTAATCACATTATCACTATTTGAACTCATTAAAAGATTTTCATCTTGTGCGGTCAAATATCCTACCTTAACTGATTTTTTTTTATTTTTATAAAATAAACCTTGTGAAGGTAGTGGTACCACATCGTGTGGTAAGTTAAAATTCATTTGTCCGTATTGTTGTTCGTTTTCCATAAAAAAAGCCAGGGATTATCCCTGGCTTTAAATATAAACTGACTTTGTTTTTTGTAAATGAAATATTAATAAACTAAGATACATCTATCAGGACGAAGTGTTGCTGAGATGGTTTGTAAACCGTCATCAGTATAAGACACACCCTGAAAGTCCACGTCTGTTAGGAAACAACCTTGTAAAATCCATTTTTCAACCGCAACACCTGTCGGGTCTAACATTTCCAAAGTAATATCCTTTTTGTAACCCGCGGCATATCCCATACGACCTGTTACTGATTCTGCGTGTAAACGAACCCACTCCATAAGAGCTTGAGCAGCTGATGGTCCGATAGGGTCACGGAATGTAACACCAATTGTTCCCCACTCGAACATACCAGCAACATAAGTTTTGGTATTTAAGAAAGGAATTTCTTTTGATGCAATTGTTATTTTTGGTCTGGCAGCAGATTCTACATACCAAGAATTAATACCCAATGAAGTAGGAAACGTCAAGATAAATCGGTTTTTGCGTTTTGGTTC